TCTAACACCAAGTATAGACCCATCTAATAAATTTACTAATAATAGTGCACAAATTACCGAGATTGATGAGAGAATAAAAAATACTAGAGATGTATTTGATAATAGAACATATTTATTCAAAGTCAAAGAAATAGAGTTAAGAGAGAGTAATGATTTATTTGATAAGATATATGTCTATAAATGGTTAGATAAGAAAAAAGAAAGACATTTTTGCAAGTTAATTGGTTATTCAAGAGCACAGACATATAGATATGTAGATGAAATTAGAGAAGAAATAAAAAAAATTGAGAGAAAATATAAAGATGAGACAAAATGAGACAAAACTAGGTGTATATTAGTATCGTGAGAATGTCATAAAACATTTATCACACATGTAATTTCTTTTCAGGCACTATCTGATGAAGTAGATAGTGCACTGATAGTATAGAGTAACGATAGAACGGGTGATGGTTAGAATACAAGATGATAACTTGTAGGAGTTCCTGTTGCAAATCAAGCGAGGTATTAGATGTACAGTAATACTAAAAGCGAATATACTGTTGGTGCAGTATCTACTCATAAACATAATCCGATTCACCTCCTTTCTTAGAATCGGAACAAATAAAGGCACACCCCTGAATGTGTCTTTTTTAGTGTTTTATTGAAAGGATGAAGGAATGAATTGGGTGAAATGTCAAAGAACTTGGAATTGTAAGTTATGCAGTGATTATTTATACTGCAAAGATGAAAAAGTAGGTGAGAAGAATGGCAGGCATAGAAAATCTAAAACCAATAAGAAGCGAGGAGGAAGCAAGAGAAAAAGGCAAAAATGGTGGGATTAAATCTGGTGAGACAAGAAGAAGGAAAAGAGCCATAAAAGAATCATTAGATATATTACTATCAAAAGACTTTAAACCTACAAGTAAATCTGGGAAGAAATTGGTGAAAGAATTAACTGATATAGGAGTTAATCCTGATGAAATAGATTATCAAATGGTACTATCATATGCAATGTTTGAAGTGGCAACAAGTCATGGCAAAGGTGCTGTAGCAGCATTTAATTCAATTAGAGACACATTAGGAGAGAAACCAACAGATAATATTAAAATAGGTCAAGATGAACCATTTGAGGTAAATATAAAGGTTGTAAAATGAATATAGAAATAACTGAAAAGCAAGAATCTTTCATAAATTCAACAGCATTTGAAACATTGTTTGGTGGTGCTGCTGGTGGTGGTAAGTCTTATGGTCAGTTAGTAGATGCACTGTTATATGCATTGAAATATCCCAAAAGTAAACAAATAATATTTCGTAGAACATTTCCAGACTTAGAAAAGTCATTAATAAGAGTTAGTTTAGAATTATATCCTAGAGAAGCAACAGATTATAATTCTAGTAAGCATACATGGACATTTAGAAATGGTAGCATTATTGATTTTGGATATATAGATAATGAGAAAGATGTATATCAGTATCAATCAGCAGAATACGATGTTATAAGATTCGATGAATTAACACATTTCACCGAGTATATGTACACATACATGATTTCAAGATGTAGAGGTGCAAATCCATATCCTAAAGGATTAAAAAGTTCAACCAATCCTGGAGGAATAGGTCATACATGGGTAAAAGATAGATTCATTGATATAGGTGAACCTAACAAAGTACATGAATGTAAACTAGAAACAGGTGAAACAGTTACTAGAATATTCATACCAAGTCTAGTTACAGATAATAAATTCATGTTATCATACGATCCTGATTATATTAAAAGACTAGATGCTTTACCAGAAAAGGAAAGAAAAGCATTGAAGTATGGTGATTGGGATATATATGATGGAATGTTCTTTAAAGAATTTAAAAGGGCACTTCATGTAATAGAACCATTTAAGATACCAAGAGAATGGAATAGATATATTGCACTAGACTATGGATTAGATATGTTTGCAGTAGTATTCGTGGCAGTAGATTCACATAATAAAGCATATGTCTATAATGAAATACATAAAGATAACTTAATTGTTAGTGAAGCATGCCAAATGTTAAAGAGTTATATGAGAAAAGATACATTTAAAGGAATATATGCACCACCTGATTTATGGAATAGAAATAGAGATACAGGTAAATCAACAGCAGAGATATTCTTTGAGAATGGTGTATTGCTAGAAAAAGCAAGTAATGATAGAGTTGGTGGATGGCTAAATGTCAAAGAATGGCTAAAACCATACAAAATAAGACATGAACAGACAGGTGAATTGATAGTAGATTGTAATTTAAAAATATTTAGCAATTGTATCAATCTAATTAGATGTTTGCCTTCATTACAACATGATGAAAAGAATCCAAATGATTGTGCAACAGAGCCACATGAAATAACACACATAACAGATGCACTAAGATATTTCTGTGTATCTAGGTCGCAACCAACGAAAGAAATGAAACCAATAGAAAAAGATTTTAGTTTTATGGTAGATGTGCCAAAAATGGCAGATTATGGGGAGGAAATAGTAGTAGTATGAGTGATAGTTATGAATTTGAAGTAATATGCAAAAATATTATTATTGATTATTTTAATAACAATATAGATAAAACAGATAATAAAAAAATAGGTATCAAAGATGTATATTTGTATGGATGTGTAAAACATTAAAGAATAGTAAAGCATTATTAAGCACTAATGTAAGTGATGGAATGTATTATGAAATTACCTACAATGGTGAAAAGGATGAAATTTATCTTGATGCTTATAAGAAATGGGAAAATAAAAAGATAAAATCAAGTGAATTTAAAAGAGAAGTTAATTTGGAGGAAATCAATGAAGAAAAAAGTTTATAGAGAAAGATATTATGGTAATAAAACAGAAGAAAAAGAAACAGGTACTAAATTAACAAATACCACTAATAACACTAAGAAAAAAAATAAGAAAAAGAGTGATAAATAATGTGGGCAACGATAATATTATGCACTGTGTTCGGTGCTTTTATTTTGCTTGCCTATTCATTAGGACTTAAGAATGGCCAGAAACTATCTAAAAGTGAAGAAGTAGTAATGCCACAATTAAATCCGGTTAAAGCAATTCAAAATGAAATGGAATCACACGAAGAAAAGAAAAGACAAGAGGCCTTTGATGTGATGATGGATAATATAGATAATTATGATGGCACAGGATTAGGCCAAAAGAATTTACCTAATTAGGAGGTGGAAGTATGGACTTAAATACATTGGAAAAAACAAGTGAATGGAAATTATATGAAACAGGTAGAGATTACAATAGGTTAAAGCATGTCTATACTGATACTGATAGAAATTATCGTATGTATAATGATAATCAATGGTATGGTCTAAAAATAGCAGGAATAGAACCTATACAATTAAATATCATTAAGCCAATTGTTAAGTATAAGGTAGGGGTTATTAATAATAACTTATATTTACCTATATATAGTTCAGAAAACTTTGATAACAATGAATTTAAAGAAGTTGCCAAGAAAACATGTGAATTGCTAAATAAATTAGCAAATAAGGTATGGGAAAAAGACAACATGGATAAAAAGACAAGAGATATATCTAAACATGCTGCAATAAATGATGAATGTCCAATATATGTTACATATAACGATGAATTAGACTTGCCAATAAATGAGATATTGTCAAAGAATGATATTTATTATGGTAATGAAAATGATAGTAATATACAGAATCAACCTTATATTCTAATAAAACAAAGAAAGCCAATAATAAATATTCAAGAAATGGCTAAAAAAGAAGGCATTTCGAGTGAAAAATTGCAATATATCATTGGTGATAATGATAATTATGAAGAAGCAGGCGATTCTGCTAAAGATGAAATAGATGAAATGTGTACATTGATTACTAAACTATATAAAAAGAATGGCACAGTTCATTTCTCACAGGCCACACAATATTGTGAAATAAAGAAAGATAAAGATACAGGATTATCACTATATCCTGTTACACATATGTTATGGGAAGAAAAAGAAGGATATGCTAGAGGTGAAGGTGAAGTAAGATATTTAATACCTAACCAATTAGAAATTAACAAAACAATAATGAGAAGATTAATTTCTGCAAAAGCAACTGCTTATCCACAGAAAGTTGTTGATATTACCAAAGTAGAGAACCCAAGTGCTATTAACCAAGTAGGAAGCACAATTAAAGTTAAAGGCATGGGAATAGATGATGTTAAAAAGATAGTAGGAACATTGAATCCATCGCAAATGAGTAGTGATGTTGAAAAAGTAATGAATGAATTGATTACCACTACTAGAGAATTAGCAGGTGCTGGTGATATTGCAACAGGTGATATTAATCCAGAAAGTGCAAGCGGTAAAGCAATATTAGCAGTACAGCAAGCATCACAAATGCCAAATGCAGAACAAACATTAGCATTAAAGACTACCATAGAAGATTTAGCAAGAATCTGGCTAGATATGTGGAAAACATATGCTCAAGATGGATTAACTATTGATTATGAAACTACTGATACATTTACTGGTGAAACTACAAGTCAACCTGTAAAAGTGCCATATAGTGTTCTTCAATCATTACAAGCAAATGTAAAAGTTGATGTAACACCAAAAAGCCCATTCGATAAATATGCTCAAGAGTTATCATTAGAAAATATGTTAAAAGCAGGATATTTTAGTCAACAGAAATTAAGTGAATTGGAAGTTTATACTGAATTGTTAGATGATGATAGTTCTATGCCAAAACAGAAATTGCAAGAGGGCATAAAGAAAATGAAAGAGATACAACAAAAGATCGCTGATGTTCAAAGCCAAGCAGAACAATTACAAATGCAAGCCAACAAGTATTTAGGCACACAAGCCGATATTGCTGGTATTGGTGAAATGGGAACAAATATGATTAACCAAGCAATACAAGTTTAATATTGCTTTTTTAATAGTCCAAGCATTGAATGACTTTAAAAGAATATGGAAAGTGAAGTCAAACACTTACAAAAATAGGAGGAAAAACAATGAACGAAGAAGAATTAGTTCAAACAGAACCTGTTGATGAATCAACTGAAAATACTGATGCTCAGACAGTAGAAGAAAATGAGGAAGGTATAGAATTAACTGATACCGCTTCTAATGAAGAAAAGAAAGAAGTTAAACAATATACTGATGAAGAAATCGAGAAATTAGTAAACGATAGAGTAAATAGTATTCTACCTACTAAAATTGAGAGAGAAAAAAGAAAACTTGAAAAAGTTTATAATGAAAAACTCTCAAAATACGAAGAAACTGAAAGTATATTAAGTGCTGGTCTTGGAACGAAAGATATTACTGAATCTAATCAAAGAATGAGAGAATTCTACGAGGAACAGGGAATAAATATACCAGCATATACTCAAAAACCTAGATATTCAGAAGATGATGAAAGAACATTGGGTGAATCTGATGCCGAAAAAATCATCGCACTAGGTTATGATGAAATGCAAGATGAAGCAAACAGACTTGCTGAAATTGGCACAAATAATATGTCGCCAAGAGAAAGAGTTGTGTTTACTAAACTTGCAGCAGAGTTGACTAGACAAAACCAAGTTAAAGAGTTGGCTCAAATTGGTGTTAAAGAAGATATGTTGAATGATAGTAATTTTAAATCATTTGCTAGTCAATTTGATTCTAAAACTCCAATAAAAAAAGTGTATGAATACTATACACAATTACAGCCCAAAAAACAGATTGAAAATCCTGGAAGTATGAAAGGTAATAAGGAAACTGAAAAAACTATTTATACTGATGAGGAAATATCTAAATTAACATTAGATGATTTAGATAAACCTGGAGTTTGGGATAAAGTGAGAAAAGCAATGACTCACAGTAGTTAAGCATTAATTCAAAAAAAGAAAGGGTGATGAATAATGGATTATGCAAAACAAACCATATGGCATAAGGCCTATGAAAGAGCATTAAAGACAATCACTTCATTAAGAAATCACTGTGATTTTAAATATGAAGGCGATGCAAGAAATGCCGAAAAAGTAAGAATTTTAAATGCGGTTAGACCAAGTACAAGACCATATGTACCAGGTTCAAGTATTTCTAGGGATGCTGTAGCAAGTACAGCCCAAGATTTACCAATCGATTATTTTACATATTTCAATGTTGGAATTGATGATGTTGTCAAAGCACAAACTGTACCAGGTGCTATGGAAGCATCAGCAGCAGAAGGTGCATTAGCACTATCTGAAAATGGTGATAGATATGTTGCCAAGAAAATACAGGATGCATTTGAATCAAGTGCAATTTCTGGAATCAGTGCATTCACCGCTACTAAAGCAAATGCTATTGAAAAAACAGAAGATGCATTAGAAATCCTATATAATAATAATGTTAAAGTGTCTGAAGATTTATTCTATGAAGTATGCCCAGCATTTCATAAATTCTTAAGACCAAATCTTATTGAAGTATTAACTGATAATGTTGAAATGGCTAAGAAAGGTGTTGTAGGTAAATATGGTAATGCTATGATTACTATTGAAAACCTATTACCAAAAGGTTCACCTGCCACTTATTCTAAAACATCAGATACTGAAGTTGATTTAGCAAAGACTTATTATACTGCTACAACAGCAGGTGGAACAACTACTTATACTAAAGTAACTTCACCTGTAAAATCATCATTAAGTGATTATTATGAAGCAGCAACATATGGTACAGTATTAAATATCATCAGAACAAAACATGCCGTAGCATTCATTGAACAAATCAGAAAAACTGAAACATACAGACCACAAGATGCATTTGAAGATGCAATCAAAGGTTTATATGGTTGTGGTGCTAAGGTTGTTAGACCTGATGAAATCGTTATCGTTCCAACAAATATTGTTTAAAATTTAAAATTCTTACACAAGAGCCGAATGGCTCTTTTATCATGTTAAGAGTATGGTTGGTGCAACTCCAACAAACATGACCGAGAAAGGAAAGAAAAAATGTCAAAATTAGAATATTATACAATTAAGCCAAATTTAAAACAGATTTATGGAAAGAAAGTAACAAAAGAAACAGAATTCACAGAACAAACAGAAGATGGTAGAGTACACCAAACATTTAAAGACCTAACCTTAACTACTGAAATTAAAAGTGAAGTAGATAATGGCACATTTAAAATAACAGAAGAATCAAAAATAACTGTTACAATGCCAGAAGGTACTATTCTTGTATGGGATGAAGGCGAAGGATTTATCATTCCTCATTGCGAAGTTTATACATTGGAGGAATTGAAACAAGAAATAGAAGATATACAAGAAATTTATAATAAAGAACCAAATGAAAAATAAAGAAGGTGAAAGTTATGACACTAACTGAAATGAAGAAAAAAGTATTGAAACTAATAGAAGAAATAAATCCATCTAGTGCACTTTTAACTGATGACCCAGATATAGCCAATAAAATTAATGAAGTAATAAATCAAGTGCAAAATGAATTAGCAAGAATAAAGAAAATTACTGCTAAGGAAGAAATAGTAGTTGATATAAATGAACAGGATGAATATGATTTTAAAGATATAGATAAAAATATGTTTCAACTAAATATGGTAAGAGGAGTTGAACATACTATTGTAGGTGATACAATAATATTCTTTGAATCAGGAACAGCAAAAGTATTTTATTATAAATACCCTAAACAAATAACTGAAGATGTTGATGCAGATAATTTCAAATTTGATTTATCAACAGATGTGTTGGAAATTATGCCATATGGTGTTGCGGCAGATTTGTTAAAATCAGACATATCTGCACAATATGGAAGAATATATGCCGAAAGATATGAGCAAATGCTTCAAAGATTAGACCCAAGATATCATACAGGTTCGATTTATATAGATGGTGGTGGTATAGATGAGTTCATATAGTAGTGCTATAGGTGTACCAAGCGGTAATTTGGTAACGAGAAAAGTAGATATGTTTGCTGGTGTAGATTTTAGTAATAGTGATACAAACTTATCAAGAAGTCCAGATAGTTTGAATATGTGGAAAAACTATAAGAATAATGCTGCTGGAATAGAAACAAGGCCTGATATGGAGTTAGTTCAAACTTACGATAACACCATATTTGGCCTATTTTTTTATGATGTAGGAAATACAACTCATATGATAGTACACTGTGGTACTAAATTGTATGATGGTACAAATATTATTTTTAGTGGCATGAATCTTGCTAAAAGCCAATCATTTATATTTAATAATATTTTTTATATCAAAGATGGCTTAAATTATTTGGAATATGATGGAACAACAATACAAGAGGTTGTAGGAACAATACCAACAACTTCTATCGGTGATGCCGAAGGTAGTGGAACAACATATCAAGATGTCAATTTATTAACACCATTAAGAAAAAACCTAAGAATTGGTGATGGAACTACTACTAAATTTAAACTAGATACTGAAAATATTGATAGTGATTATGCAGTAACAGCAACAGTAGATGGAATTACTTATATTAAAGGTGCTGGATTAACAGTAGATGCAGTAAAAGGTGAAATAACATTTGATAATGCACCACCAGCACCACTTACAGATGGTCAACATAATATTGAAATATTATTTAGAAAGACAGTATCTGGTCATAGAGATAGAATTAACAAATGTACACTATTAACAGTATTCGATAACAGAATATTTTTTAGTGGTAACCAAGATTATCCGAATGCAATATTTCATAGTTCTGTGGAAGACCCTAGATATGTGTCTGACTTAGATTATTATAATGAAGGTATGGATTTATCACCTGTAAAAGCAATGGTAGCAGGTAATAATGCTTTATGGGTATTAAAAGAGCCATCACAGGCAAATACTACGATATTCTATCATAATCCTGTAATAGATAATTCTTATGGAAAGATTTATCCTAGTACACATTCAAGTATATCAACAGGATGTGTTGCTACAGGAATTAATTTCAATGATGATATAGTGTTTTTCTCTGATAGAGGCATGGAAGCAATAACTCAAGATATAACAACAGAGCAAACATTATCACACAGGTCTAGTATGATAGATGGCAAATTATTAAAAGAAGCCAACTATAAGAATTTGATTCTGGAAGAATGGGAAGGATATTTGCTTGTTATTATTGGAAATAAAGTATATTTAGCAGATAGTAGGCAGAAATATAGAGATGTTTATGTTGAATATGAATGGTATTATTGGGAATTATCACAAAGTATAACATGTGCAGCAGTTAAAAATGGAGTGCTTTATTTATGCGGTAATAGTTCAGTATATACTTTAACAAAAACAGATGGTGAGGTATCTGCATATTGGACTACCAAAAATGATGATTTTAAATATCCAGAGTATCAAAAAACTACTAACAAAAGAGGCGGAACAGCAGAAATATTTGGCGATAAAGTAAAAGTATATGTAAAAACTGATAATAATGAATTTGAAGAAGTAAATGAATACACCAATACAAAAGGATATATTGTTTATAGAATTAAGAAAAAGAAATGGAAAAGATTGCAAATGAAGTTTAGTGCAAATACACCATTTGGATTAAATTCTTATACATTAGAAAGTTTTGTTGGTGGATATGTTAAAAGGTAGGGTGATAAAATATGGCAAGTTATAATGTTAATTACGATGATGAAAGATTCAAACAAGTCGAAAATGAAAAACAAAGTCAGTTAGAACAATATAATAAAGCATATGATGATTTAATAAATGAAAGGAATACATTCACACAGCAACAGCAAGATTATGTAAATAATTGGCAAGCAACTCAAGAACAATTAGCCAATGATAATTTAAATCATCAAATAGAATTATATAACCAGCAAAAAGACAAAGCAGAAAGAGATTATCAAAAAGAAGCGAGAGCAAGTTATGCTGATTATCAAAAAGAAGTAGATAGATATGGTGTTAGTAGAGAAAATGTAGTTAATAATGGATTGTCTAATAGTGGATATGCTGAAAGTTCAAAGGTAGATATGTATAATGCATATCAAAATAGATTAGCAAGTGCGAGACAAAGTCTAAATGATATTAAATTAGAGTTTGATAATGCTATTAAAGAAGCAACATTGCAGAATAATGCAACACTAGCAGAGAATGCTTTAACAGCATTAAAACAAAAACTAGATATTGCACTAGAAGGATTTAATTATAAAGATACACAAACACAAAATAAACTTACATGGCAAAATAATCTTAATAATACTTATTATGATCGTTATAAAGATGTTGAAAAACAAATTAATTATGAAAACGAACAAGCAGAAGCAATTAGACAATACGAAGAACAAATGGCATATAAGAAAGAACAAGATAGAATAGCACAACAAAATTGGGAAAGAGAATATGCTTTACAACAGGCACAATTAGCAGCATCTAGGTCTTATGCTTTGAGTTCAAGTAGTAGCAGTGGTGGTGGTTCATCATTGACTAATGGCTCATCAAGCAACAGCGGCTCTAACAATTCATCAGGAACTATTCAATATAATGGTAAAACAGGATATAGTTCTTTAGTAAATGCAGTTCAATATTTACAAAATAATGGAGTTAAAGGTGTAAGTACAGCATCAAATGTTAATGATTTAATTGCCAAAGGATATCTAACTACTCAAACAATAAATGGTAAATTGTATTATTTTCCTAATGCTAATGTAAAGTCAAGTAGTAGTAGTTCAAGTAAGAAAACGAGTAGTAGTTCAAACAAGACAATAATAGAACAAAGAATGGCAATGCAAAATGGTAATTACATGTTTTAAAGGAGTGATATAACATGGCATATAATGCAATAGAAAAACAAAGATTAGAAGAATATAAAAGAAATTTAAGTTTAGTTGGTACTAATCAATCTAGTATAAATATGCCAACTCCAACCAATATACCTGGTGCAACCAATTATCTTCCAACAAGAAGTGGTCAACAGGCAATGGCAATAAAAAAAGCACAAAATGAAGTAAATAATAATACATGGTTTAAAAAAGCACAGGCCATGGATGATGAAAATAAAGCGAGAGGACTTGCATTAACTGCAGTATCAACAGGTTATGATATAACAGGTAATTTATTAAGAGGTGTAGGTTCTATAATTGAAGGTGCTAGCGATACAGTTAAATATGGTTATGCAGGAGTTCAAAGTTTATTAGGTAACAAAGAAAAAGCAAAGAAAATTAAAGATGAAG